ATACAAATTGCACAATTACCGAGAAATACAACACAGTCAAGAAAGAACTTCGCATCAAAGACGCTAGGGGATTGATTGTTAAGAAGATGTATTTCAAGAAGAAAGGTATGTACGCACTCACGAGCGATTACGCTAGGGCTATGGAAGCATTTACCACTTATTCGTTTGATTATGCGAATAGGAATGATGATGCACCTGATAGCTTGGCATTGTATGTAAACGCACATATATTAACGCAACGAGTGAATAAAGTAACGATGATAGACCGTTCACAATTAGGGTTCTAGGTAAAACTAGAACTTTTTTGTAAATATAATTGCTAAACTTACTATATGTATGTGTACAATGTATTAGAATGAAATACAAAAAGGCGAAAGTGTAGGGGTAACAATGGCATTTGAGAAAAAGAAAGCGATTGATTTTGATAGTTTGCCTAATGTTCGATTTGGTCGAACTAAGTTATATTGTTCAGTAGATGAATTAAATGCAAATACCATTACAACAGTCTTAAAAGATGTTTTACCTATGCACTTTGAAAATGTACAGGATATTGAACATTTAACAGGTGTCTATAAAGGCGTTCAACAAGTTCTTGCTAAGACTAAGAAAGTACGCAAGGATATTAACAATAAGATTCTTGAGAATAACGCTTTCCGTATCGTTGAATTTAGCAAAGGTTATGTATTTGGTGAACCGATTCAATATGTGCAAAAGGCAGTCTTAGAAAATGATGAATTAGAGCTATTGAATAAGTTTATGGGTAATACCGAAATCGCTAGTAAGAATATGAAACTTGGCGAGAATTGGTATATCAATGGACAGGCATATAAGATGGTTCTGCCTAAAGAAGATGCAGATAAACCATTCGATATATTCGTGCTAAATCCGTCACAAGCGTTTGTGGTGTATGATAGTGGGTATGAAGAAGAACCACAATTTGCGTGCTACATAGCACAACGCAAAGATTATGTCAAGGATAAAATTTACTATATCTTAACGGTTTACTCTAAAGAGAATGTATATACATATCGTGCAGAGAAAAGCGAGAATAAGAAAGATGAATTTGATGTAGTTTTAATTAGTCAAGAATCTAACTTTATGGGTGATATTCCCATTGTAGAGTACGCATTGAATGATGCTCGGTTAGGTAAGATTGAAGTTGTTGAAACAGTTCTTAATGCACTTAATCAAATTTCTAGTAATGATGTAGATGATATTGAACAGTTTGTAAACTCACTCTTAGTATTCATTAACGCTCAAGTCAATAAAGAAGATGTAGCGGAAATGTCTGAAATGGGTGCAGTCAATATCACTAGTGAGCAAGGTAAAACAGGTCAAGCAGATGTTAAGTTGTTAATCAATAAGCTCTTACATAGCGAAACTAAAGTGCTATATGATAGGCTTTACAACAATATGCTAACGATTGTCGGTGTACCTACGATGGCGAATAAAACATCAAGTGGCGATACAGGACAAGCTAAAGAAATAAGTGATGGTTGGACAATGGCAGATGCTAGAGCTAAACAAGATGAACTAGCGTTCAAGTTTGCAGAAAAGCGTTTGTTAGGTCTAGTGTTGAAGATTTGTAAACAAAAGAGTACAGGCATTAACGCACTTGTTCCTAACGATATTGAAATTAAGTTTACTCGTAATAAGAGTGACAACTTACTTGTTAAAACACAAGCATTGATGAACTTGAAGTCTGCACAAGTGGCACCTGAACAAGCATTTGGATTAGTTGGATTATTCAATGATGCAAGTGATGCAGTTAAGATTGCTCAAGAGTTCTATGGTGAAGAATTTTGGAAAGAACCAATGAAAGAATCTAACGCATTTACAAATGAGAATTTGAATACAGAGAATGATGGTAGTAACGCAGAAAGTACCTAATTAAAGGGAACACTAGCTTATTATATACTTGGTAGCTATGCCTAAATAGTACCTTAATAACATTGATGTGGTGCATCTAAAAAACCTAAAGGAAAGGTAATTATGAGTGATTTATTAAACAAATTGGTAGAAGTTGTTGGAGATGAAGAAGTCGCAAAGAAAGTTCAATCTGCATTAGGTGAGTTTATGATTCCTAAAACAGAATACTCTAAGTTGAATGAAAAGTTAAAGGCTAAAGATACAGAGTTAGAAGCTACTAAGTTATCTAAAATGGATAGCGAACAGTTGCTACAACACGAACTAGCTAAAGCTCAAGCTCTACAAAAAGAGTATGGAATCAAGACGAATCGTTTAGAAGCAGAACAAATCTTCGTACAAGCAGGTCTTAAAAAAGAAGTTTATGAAAACTTGTTAGAAAAGACTGTTAGTGAAGATAAGGAACGTACTATTTCTCTTGTTAATGATTTTGTAGGTATCTTATCTAAAGAGAAAGAATCAATCATTACTAAGACTAAAGAAGATTTAATCAATTCAACAAAGAAACCTGAAACAGGTACTCCACCTGAAGGTGCTAAAGTAAATGCACCTAGAACGAAATTATAAAAGCCAATTATGGCTATATGAAAGGTAATTAAAATATTATGGCAAGATTAGATGCTCTAAGTATGCTTCAAGAAGATGGTGCAACGGCATTAAAACTAAATGAAGTTTATAACAAGGTAATTGACGGATTCTCGGCACGTGCAGTTTCAATGCAGTTGAAGAATCCTGAATACACAGGCGATGTAGACGCAGGTTCAGTAGTTGCTAAGCGTTTCGTTGATAGCGTATCAAAAGCTTATGGTACTGCTCGTACTGCAGGTGCAGGTGCGTTCATTGAAGCTGAAGAAGTTGTTGTTCCTATTGATACTCACAAAGAAATTATTGAAGAAGCTGAACAGTTTGACTTGGATAAAGTCGGTCTAGCAGGCATTGTTGAACGCAGACAACGCAATCACATTTCTGCAATGGTACGTGAAGCTGATACTGCTTTCTTCGCTAAAGCTTATTCAACAGGTACTCAAGTAACTCATACTGCTACTGATTGGATTGGCAAATTAGAAGAAATGATTGTTGCTCTACAATCTGTTTCTAATGATTATGTTGATGGTATTGAACGTGAAATGGCTCGTTTAGTTGTTACTCCTACAGTTATGAGTGCAGTCCGTGTCGCTCTTGATGCTCTACCTGCTAACGATAATACGTTTGCTCAAGGTGCATTAGGTATGTTCCACGGAGTTCCTATTTGGGAATCTGTACATCTTCCAAAAGGTGCATTGCAAGTTGCTGATGCATTCTGTATGGTTGACGGTGCTATCGCACAACCTATTGGCGTAACTCCTTACAGTCCTTCTCGCATCCCATTGTCGAAAGCTATCGCTATTGAATTGTACTTCGATTATGGTACTGCTTCATTAACTCCAGACTTGATTTTCTATTCAGGCGACGCATACGTAGCTTAATCATTAAATGAAAGTTAGAAAAGGGGAAGTAACAATGTTTATTTCCCCTAATCAACTTGATTCGTTTAGAAAAGCAGGTTGGAGAGTAATTGTAGAACATAAAAGGGAAAAGATTAAAGAATACAACGAAAGAAGAAAGCTCAAGGAATTAGCTAAGAAAGGTGAGATTGATGAACAAGTTAGCAAATCTTAAATTAGTATTGAATATAACTGATACATCAAGTGACAATTTGTTAAATTATTTATTATCGAGTGCCGAACAATTAGCTATCAATAAGCTCTATCCATTCGTTGATGATACTGATGAAATTGTACTTTCTACAAAATATGACTATTGGGTTGTGTCTTGTGCTAAAGAAATGTATCAAAGTCTAGGCAGTGAAAATGTCAAGTCTTATTCCGAAAATGGATTGTCGATTACTTATGCAGAAATGAGTGGTGGTGTTTCTAAAGAGTTGATGAATCAACTTATCCCTAGGGTAGGTGTTCCTAAATGATTGTACCTATCACAAGTTGGCGTAGAAATGTATACATTGCTAAGCGAACAAGTGTTGCTAAAGTCAATGGTAATCAAATGCCTGTATACGCTACACCCATTGCTTATAATATGAATGTTCAACCACTTAATGAACAAACACGAATTGAGTTATTTGGTGCTAATGCTAAGAAAATGTATAAAGCAGTTGTAGTTAATCGTAACTTAGATATACACGAATTAGATGTTGTCTATTTAGACGATGCGACCCCTACTGATGAAAACTCAAATGGGGATAATGCTAACTATGTAGTTAGACAAGTGAATAAACAAAATTTAGTCACTGCATACTTCTTTGAAAGTATTAAAGGGTAAAGCCTATGCGTGATTCGTATGACTTGTTTAATGGTGGTTTAGAACAACTAGAACAAGACTAGATTAAATGGGAGAAAGAGCTAGAAATGGCTAATGCCTACTATGTTCAAGATTTGACTAGTATTACTAAAGAAGGCATTGAAAAGAGAGCGAATTGGGCAGAAGAACAAGATACGATTGATGATGTTAGAAATAACAATATCATAGAATTTGCACCCACTAAAAATAGTGCAGAAGCTAGTATGATTGTTCGTAATACAAGCCCTAAGATGACTTTTGCAGAATTTGGTTATGGTATTCTAGGTAAGGGAACTTATCAACACAACGAGTTCATAAATCAAACAAGTGCAGGTTGGCAAGGATATGACTTAGATGGTAAGAAGCGTGGTGCAGACAGACATTGGTGGTATTATGATAGAGCGAAACAAAGACACCGTTCTAGAGGCGTAAATGCCAAACACATTATGTTCTATTCTGCTCAAGAAACCATTCAAAGAATACC